TTAGCGTTAGTTTTCAGGGGAACGGAGCTGTAACAGCAGACGACGCTTAATTAAATGACTGGAACAGCAGGCTATCAAGCTAAATTCAGAAAATCGGGGACTAGTACGTCATTCACTGGGGAGTCTATGACCGTGGTTACTGGTAACACATACCAAATTGATACAGATTCAAAACAAATATGGAACAGATTAAGCACGTTTACATTTTATGAGGATTCCGTGGAAATATCTTCAAGTGACATATCAAGCATTGATTATCTTTTTGGAAAAGTTACTTTTTCAACGTCAAAGACTGGAAGTATTACCGTTGACGGTGATTATTTACCTACAGCGTTAATTGCTGGGGGGTATGAGGCAACGATGAACAGGACTAATCAGCTTTTTACTTCAACAGACCAAAGCAATGTTGGTTTTGAGACCAAAGAAACGGGGATAAAAGACGTTAATATAACAGTAAGTAGATTTGATGATTTGAGTGGCGATTTTGTGACTATATTAAATAGCGGTAGCCCTGTAGTGGTAGAGTTTGCACCTGTATCAACCAAGGTGTATCGGGGATGGTTTATCTTAAGTGGAAAAGATCAAAACCTTGATATTAATGCGTTAATTGAAGATACATTAACGTTTGATTTATCTGGTGATGACGAGGAAGGGAAAACGTTTAGTAAAAACTAAAAAAAATTAAGAGAGGAGAATAAAGAGATGGGAAAAATTACAAGAGACGAAATAAGAAAGGCTACGTTAGGGTTAGCTCAAGATTTTGGGTCAAAAATAGTTAAAATACAGGGCATTGAAATTGAAATAAAGCAATTAAGTGTTGCTGATAGAAACATGTTGACAAGTAAATCGTTAAATAAGGAAACAAATCAAGTAGATTATATTGAGTATCAAATTAACTCTATTATATTCAGTTGTTATGTACCTAATACCCATGAGAAAATATACGATGATACAGATAAAGAAACGTTAAAAAATTGTGTATCGGGTGGGTATGTTGATATTTTGTTTTCTGAAATTTCAACATTACATGATATCACCTTCGATGAAGCAAAAAAAAACTAGAACAATTAAACCCCGAAACTAACACATATGAACTGACTGAAAGGTATAATTTATTTTCCCTTGCTGAAAAGTTAGGGAAAACTGTTTTTGAATTAGAAGTACAAATGCCTTATAATGAGGTTATGGAATGGATCGCTTATTTTGATATAAAAGCAAAAATGCAAGATCGAGCAATGAAAGAAGCAGAAGCAAAAGCAAAATCAAGGAACAAGTTTAATAATGGCCGTTAATTTAGGAAATTTATTTTATCAGTTAGGTGTAAATACAACAGGGTTAAACAAAGCTAATAAAGACGTTAAAAACTTTGAGACAAAAAGTAAAAAGTCTTTTGACAGTGCAACAAAATCAGCAAACACATTAAGCAGGGCAATTAAGGGTTTAATTGTGGCGGAAACGTCTAGACGGATTCTTAAAACAGCGGACAGTTTTGAGTTACTAAGAAATAGAATAAATGCAATTATTGGCGATGCAGAAAAAACAGAAATTGTTTTTAAACAATTACAAAAAATTAGTGAACTAACTGGTACATCTATAGATACTACAGCGAGCGGATTTCAAAAAATGCTTTTCGCAAAAGATACTGTAGGAGCAACTACGGTTGAAATGCTTGAATTAACAAAAGCAATGACACAATTGGGAATGATGAGTGGTACAGATATAGCACAGATGAATAGTGCTATGTTGCAATTCTCTCAAGGATTAATATCTGGAACGTTCCAAGCTCAAGAATTTCAGAGTGTCCTAGAAAATATCCCAGCGATAGCTGAACACATGGCTAAAGGAATGGGAATAACAACACAAGAGTTAATCAAATTGAAAAAAGAGGGGAAACTAACATCTAAAGATGTGTTTGATGCCTTGATAAGTCAGACGGATGAAATTAATAAAAAAGCTCAAGATATGCCTATGACATTAAGTAGGGGATTTTCTAGGTTATCGTTAGGTATGACGCAATTTATTGGTGATGTTAATTCATCTATAGGCTTAACCGAGACATTAGGGGGGGCGATGTTTAAGGTTGGTGAACATGTTTCTAATGTTAATACTTATTTTGATGTTTTGCTTAAAAAATTAAACAGTGCTAGAGAATCAAGCGGATTTTTAACAAAAACCTTTGATATGCTTTCAAAAGTTGGTGGTTTTTTTGTTGGGGATGAAGACACTGAGAATTTAAATAATGTAAAAAGTACCGAAGATAAAAAACTATCTATAATTCAAGAAAGCTTGCAAAACATTCAGCAAGAAAAGATAAATTCAGAAATAAAAACGCAACAAGCATTAAAAAAGTTACAAGATGACGAAATAGCGTCATTTGAGAAAAAAAATTATGCACTTTTAAGGGCTGAGGAATGGTATAGCACAACTAGAAAGGCGTTTAAACAGACTAGTGATCGAGCCGAGTTAGATATGGCAGGTGAAAATTTTGCACAGCAGATTCAACTAGCAAGTCAACACTCCAAAGAGTTTTTTGAGTTAAATAAGGCATTAGCAATAGCTAATATAGCAATCAAAACCCCAGAAGCAATAGCAAATGCCTATGCTTACGGTACAGCGGTAGGATCACCTATAGTTGGGTCACTTTTTGCTGGAATTGCTGGTAGTGCTATGGCTGTTCAAGCTAGTGCAATCGCAAATCAAAGTTATACACCAAGAGCTGTGGGAGGATCGATATACCCTAACGGAGGGTATCTAGTTGGGGAAAATGGACCAGAGATATTACAGATGGGTAATAGTGCAGGTAGAATAATACCTAACAGTGATATATCGGGTGGCGGATCAAGTGCAAAAGTAAACGTTAATGTGTATAATTTGGAAGGCCAAACAGCAAAAGTTGAGCAACAAAGCGATGGGATGGGTGGCGTAAATTTGAAAGTTATTATTGAAAGTGTTGAAAATTCTATTGCTCAAGGCATAAACGCGGGCACTGGCACAATAAATAAGGCGTTAAGTAATACTTATGGAATGAATAGAGCCTATGGGAGTTATTAAGATATGGCTAGTATAGATTATCCTAAAGATATTTTACCCAAATGTTTAGTTAATGGTAACCGTCACCAAGAAAGGCAACGGATTATCTATACTGATATGGATAGTGGGTATAGAGTTGCGAGAAAACGGTTTACGTCCGTTCCCCTTGATTTAAATTTTCAATTGTTGTTAGACCAAAGTAGTTTAAGTTATTTTCAGGCTTGGTACAACGATACGCTTGATTGTGGGCTTAATTATTTTAATATGGATATAGCGGTGGGGGTAGGAGCAAATACCTCCCATGAATGCAGGTTCACTAGTACCCCTGCTTATATAATGACAGGGAATTTATATCGCGTTGAGGCAACTATAGAAGCAGTTGAAATGGCAATCGGGTTAGATTATAATGAAGTTATTGAAGGGCTCATAGCGTCACTTGGCGGTGTGAGAGGCTTTGATGTAACATCTACTTATATTGATAAGTTAGATGTGGCAATTAACCAGACGTATGCTAATAGTGGCTACGCAGGGAGCTAAAATTAAATGACTAATCCAACACAGGCACAAATTGACAAATTAACAACAAATTTAGGTCGTTGGGATGATATAGTCAATGGCTCTGAAACTGATACTGTAACCTTAGACAATTCAACGGTTAAGACGGTATCGGGATACTTAGCAGAGTTAAAAGCGTATAATTCATTAGGGGCATGGCAGACAGCGTATAGTTACGCTGTCAAAGATGTTGTATCAGAAAGTAGTGTATTATATGTGTGTTTAGTTGCTCACACAAGCGGAACATTCTCAACAGATTTATCTGGTGGTAAATGGGCAATTTTACAGACAGATTTTCAAAACTTAAATGTCAGTGGCACGTTTTCTGGCACGTTTTCTGGAACATTGACTGGTGATGTGACTGGAACAGCTACAAATTCAACACATGTTACTGTGGTTGACAACGAAGCAGAAAACGAAAACAATTTAATACCATTTATTGAAGACGCAACAGCTACAGGAAGTGTAGGCTTAGAAAGTGATGGTGATTTCCATTATAATCCCAGCACAGGCACACTTACATCTACGTTATTATCGGGCACATTATCGACAGCATCACAGCCTAATATTACTAGTGTTGGAACATTGAGTAGTTTAAATGTAAGTGGTGATGTTACTTTTGACACATCCACATTAAAAGTAGATTCTACTAATAATAGGGTTGGTATCGGATTATCATCACCTAGTCATAGGCTTGATGTTGATGATTCTAGCTTGAATTCTGGTAATCCTGGAACGGTAGCTCGAATTAAATCCAGTGGAACGTCATCCACAGCAGTTACCGTATTAAATGTTCAAGATAATGTATATGTTGACGGTGGTGGATCATTACTTATTAACAGATCAAGCTCAGTCAACAGCTCGTACGATTTCCAAATTGGTCAAGGCAACTCGTCTTCTGTAATATATATGGAATCAAATGCAAGTGGTGTGTTAATAGAGGGGGTTGATTCAGTTGGTAATTCTAGTAATGGGTTCAAAATTGGTCACATTACATCTACAGGAAGATTACAAATGAGATGCGGTAGTACTGGGGGAGTAGAATTGTTTGCAGGGAATACAAGTTGGTCGTCATTGTCGGATGAGAGAGCAAAGGATATTATAGAGCCTATTACCAATGCTTTAGATAAAGTTAATAAATTAAGATCCGTAATCGGTAAATATAAGGCTGATGATGAAGGAATAAGAAGATCTTTTTTAATTGCTCAAGATGTTCAACAAGTTCTTCCAGAAGCAGTTGAAAAAACTAATTTTGAGATTGATGGGGATGAATACCTAGCTCTTACTTATGATGCTATAATTCCTCTCTTAGTAGCTGGGGTAAAAGAATTAAAAAAAGAATTAGACGCATTAAAAAACAAATAAAATGACAATTAGTAGCGACTTAAAAAGGTATTACGCATCTAGCGGTAGTGCTGTAAAACTTGATACGTTAGAAATTAAGCATACAACATTTACCAATCCTTATTATATAGTTAATGATTTTCAAGATTTAACAGCTGGGCTTGAAAATAATGCAGGGAATGTAACATTTAAAAAATACGCTTTTGAAATTACTGANCCATCCAAAGATGATAATGGAAATCAAACGTTAGGTATTACAATTGATGCGGTGAACCTTGAACTTGTAAATTTATTGAGTACTGCGGTTGAAGATACAAACAATAACCCTATAATCGTTACATATCGGGTATATCTAAGTGACGATACAACCGAACCAAAATCTACACCATTAGAATTAGAATTAACTAGTGTAACAATTAACAATCAAACGATATCAGGAACAGCGGAAATGGTATCGTTGCAGAATAAACGGTTTTTGAATGTCAATTACACAAAAGATTTTTTAAGTTTAATTATAAATGCGTGATTATTGCCGATACATTGGGATTCCTTTTGTTGTTGGGGGTAGAGATATAAACGGGNTTGATTGTTGGG